TTCGTCTCTTAGTCTCGCATTCCACCTTACATTATAGGCATCTTGATCTACTGCGAAGTTAAATGCCTTATTCCATTGTTCAGATTGTAATTTTCGATCTAGGTATGCATTTGTGTTTTGTGCCTGGATCATATCATCGTTAGATGAAAATCCTATTCCGCCGATCGGTGTATCTATTGAAAATCCTGACATTTAGCATCTGTGTCGGCGTACGCCGATGTTAGGTTTTATATTTTTTCCCGCTTTTCCTGATCTAAAAGCGTTAGAACGCCGTGCTGTCTTGTTTCGTTCACAAAGTTTTCGTGCTCGCACAGCCCTTTTAGGCTGTATCCCGCTCCATTGTCGCAGGCTCGCAGCGGTACGTATAACGTGTTTTTCTGCATGAGACTTTGTATCTGACGAAACTAATACCGTAACATTTCTTTTACGGTTAACAGTATGTGTTCGATGTGGTGTAAAAGTGCGAGGATTATTATCGTGAACGCCAGTAAGAGAACGGGCGATTTTGCGATTAATTGGACGAGTTTGAAGAACTTCGGCAACATTTGGCGTTACCTCTACTGTATGGATTCTACCCACTCGATCACGTTTTGTTTTTCGTTTTCCCATGGATCTGGAAGTCCGATAATGTCTATATCCGGTACATTAGCATCTCTGGCACGATTTTTGCAATACCTTTTCCAAGTATCGGATGGTATATAAGCCTTTTCTAATTTGCCTAAAAATGGCATGTTGAACCAGTTTAGTGGTAATTGTTCCACGTGAAACTCCATCTTGTCACAAAGATACTTCCATCGATCTATACCAGGTTGACCCAGATTTATTGAAAACTGGTAGTTTCTGCCTGTCTTTATTTCACCTGTGAGGAACTGTACGTCCTCGAGCATGTCTTTGACGAGATATTTTGATACATAGTGGAAGGCGCCGGGAGAACGCACTATACGAAGTTTGATAGCGCCGTTACCCCACTTGTCGTGGAAGGTATAGAATTTATCCGCCCAAGCTAACTGAGAAATCGATTCCGACCAAATGACGCTGTGTGCGTGTAGTCTGCCTTTCTTCTTGCCACGTTCGATCGCATTGAAATAACGGATGTCGTGGCCTGCCTTGCGCAGGCGTTTGAATAGTTTTTGTACTTCTTTGAGAACGTGGAGTTTGTCATCTACGTAAAATCGAGGTGAAAATGTCCAGGTGAGGAATAGGGGTCGAATCTTTTTGCCAAAGCATTCGAGCAACATTCTGTTTTTCCATTCGAATTGACGCTGGCGAAGGCATCCCTGGCATTTTCTGCACCTTACTTGGACTTCGCCGTAGCCTGGAACTTCCATCTGAATGCGATTCGTGCACGTTAGATAGGACAATGGTGTCACCTACGCTAAATAGATCAAGAAGCTATTTAGCTTCCGCAACCTGGTCGTCATCGGCTTCGACCAGGACTTCGGGATGCTCCATATCATCTTCCAAGATTTGCGGTGTTTCTGGCTCAGGTGTTTTTTCGCTGTTTTGGTTCGGCAATAGAGTGAGTGAGGATACCGACTTTACCAGAGAATCTGAATCATCATCGTCTATGTCATCATCATCGAACTGGTCTGCGCCTTCGGCCGGCAAGAGTCCACGTGTACGCAAGACTTCATCAATCATCATTGCAATAGACCTGGTCGCATCATCCATGTAGTCTGGAACTGGTGGTACAGGTTCAAAACCTTCTGGTGTTTTAGCCGGTTTATTTGGCGCTACTGAAAATAGAATAGCAGAGTCTTTTGATACTGTTAGCTTTCCAGTTTTTTCAATGGATACTTCCGAGTCTGTAATAGTTACTCCATCAAGCACACATTTTCCGAATACACGAAATGAATATTTTCCATCAAGTTTGAATGCTCCACCTGTATACATTATTCCGGTTTTAATATCACCACCATCGTATTTCATGACATCATTTACATGTCTCATTTTGTACGCCTTCTTATTTTAGCTAACTTAGTTAACCGGTGATCAAAGAATGCTTTGAAGTCTGCACGCGATGAACCAGTATCCTGGAACATTGCACCATAATCTTGTACCTGATGCAAGTACGCTACAGTTGGAATAGTAGATAACTCACGATATGCAGCATAATCGTAAATCTCAGTCATTCCGGCAATTCTATCCCTTGGCTTGCGTAGATGATCGTATTTTCCTATGTAACCAAAGCTAGTAGGCGAAGCTACGTCCGCAAAAATTTCATTAGTTGATACAGTTTCTTGTGTATCCGTTTCAAGGTGCGGATGATATAAATCTTCGTGATTATCGATTAATAGTGAGTGGTCAATACCTGTTTTCAATTGAAAACGTGGACGAGCGTATATTACGCCCATTAGCATTCCAGGTTCTGGGAACTTACGAGGAGCAAATGGTATACGCATACCAGTAACACCGTGACCTTTCATTTCGCCGGTGTTTTCAGTTGCACTTGTAGCGGTTGCTACTACTTCCGAAATTCCCATAGTTGCAGTTCCTTTTGCACAATGTTCTGGTTCCTGTAGACGAACTTCTGAAATATCGACACCATATTCAGAACGAAGAACATCTTCGTATTGTTCACCATATGCAGCACGGCGTTCCTTATACCTTTGACGATTCATTGCATCACGATAATCGACAACGTCCCATACGCCACCAGTAACTGTGACTTGTTCTGATGTGCTTCCGCCCTGTGCAAGTTCAGTTTGAATTGAGCCAAAATATTCAGATGATGGGTGATGTATTTTATTAAGTGAAGTGCTATCCAGGCTAACGTCAGCCTGTTCAAGTGGATTTCTGAAATGTGAATTCCATATATGATTGTATACACGAACTGGCAAAGCATTTAATGCTGGGGTTTGTGCAGTAAGCAGTGGAACACCCATGTAACCCCAAATGTTGTGGGTTATGTTGTATGTTATTTGTGGCCATGCAGTTGATGTGTCTTCGCCTGTCCAGATTTCTGGGAACTCATCGAATACCAATCTATATGGACAGTAGAAAATGTGTGCATGAAGTTTTAGCTGCATAAATGCAGGGAAATTCATTGGAGCCAAACGAAATATTGAGTTTGTGAATCCGCGCCATATATCACCAGGTGAGACTTCTTGCATCATGAAGGGAACCAAGTTCCCCATTCGGAAGCCTGTTAACCAGTGATGGTTCATGTTGTATTTATTCAGTTTCATTTATCGATTCCAAAATTTTAACGATAAGATCGTCTATTTCTCGACGAATCTGCATAAGTGCCAAAACGATATCATATTTATTCATTAGTATCTGTATCCTGCGATATAAGATCTACGACGACCTCGACCATAAGAACGGCGGCGACCAAAAGAGCGCCGACCGTAGCGACTGCGACCATAACGACTGCGACCACGTGAATAACCTCTACGTCTGTAAGCCATAACTTTATCCTCTTTAGGGTGCAATATCCATATCAGGGTTAAACCGGTTTGTCCTATCCGGATAATATTTGTCTAATCTTTCAGGTGACATGAACCTGTAACGTTGGTCAGGATGCGGTGTTAAATTTGCCTGGTAACGACCAAATTTTTGTATCATCCAACCGGCTATTATTTCCTCTACGTCTGCGTTAGACACGGGTATCCTGGTACCGCCAGGGCCGCGCTGGTATTTCATAGCAGCTGAGAGACCAGGTTCGATATGTGATCCTGCTACCGGTACTTCCTGGTATTCCATTCTGCCGTATCTAGTAGTCTGGATTTGTCCATTGGGTGATTCATTTCTGACGGCCTTTGCTTCTTCTGTTGTTTTGAATGCTTCAGCAAGTTTTTTTAACGCATCAGCTTCGATTGCAACCTTCATGACATCAGACTGTCCTGAAGGTAGTGGGCCTCGGCCGGATGGGGGAGGTGCCGAGCTTGATGAAAAATTGGCGGGTGTTGCTCCTGCAGCTCCTAGCGCAGCCAGTGGTGATATGCCAGCTCGCCTTGCATCCATTGCCATGTTGGTAAGTTTATTTAGACTTTCGTCTCTTAGTCTCGCATTCCACCTTACATTATAGGCATCTTGATCTACTGCGAAGTTAAATGCCTTATTCCATTGTTCAGATTGTAATTTTCGATC